CCTCTTTCAAAAAGAAAGGTTCGCCATAACTAAAATCGATAAATGATTGCCAAGCCCCCTCCGCAAATGCTGCATATTCATGCGGTAATTTTAAAGAGCCTTTCATCGCCTTGCTTCTTTGAGTTGTTGATACTGGCCCAACTTGCAAATTAGTGCTTGTTCTCTGCACAGTATGACGCGTTAACCAATTACGCTTATAGCCCGCTTGCGTACCGTGTGTTAACGTTAGATGTTCACCCGCTGCAATATAACTCACAGTCATTTGAAAGTTATTAGGTACGGTTACAAATTTAACAATTAAATCTGTAAAAGCTTGTAGCGGAAAAGTAAACATAACATTGTTATTACGCTGCAAAACAACACTATCAACAAACGTTGTGCCGTTAAACAATTGTATTGTTGCTTGCGTTGGTGTTGCTGCCGTATGCCCTGAGATAGCAACATAAGTTATATTTGTTTGCGCCCCATAGCTTACTGAAAAGTTAGCGATACTTGTACCACACGTATAGTTTAACGAGTGGTCGGGGTCTGAAATATTAGAAGCAATTTCACCAACACCGGCATCTGTTATCGTTGGTACTTGGTTTATTAAGACATTACTCTTTGAGATTGAAACACCCTCAGAAAGTGGCCCTCCAAGGCTGTTGTCAATAATAGTCATTTATCTACCCTCACTGTTTGCTTTGTTTAGAGCATTGCTAATTGCATCGATTAGCTCATCACCTGAGTCAATTGCAAATCTAATTGTTTGAGTTGACGCGCCTTGTGCGCTTGCGTCTGTAACTTCTAAGCCTGTTGTTTCGGCCTCAAAGTTTGGGCGCTGTTGAGGTGGCGCACTCGTACCACCACTTGATATTGAGCCACCGCCTTTTGAAGCACCTTTCAAAGCTGATAATTGAGCGACACCCATTGCCGCAGCCGCCGCACCCGCAGGTAATCCCCATGGGATACCACCACTATTCTTAACAGAGGCGACAACGTTTTGAGCTGTTTCAGCAACGATTATACCCGCGCCAATAGCTTTGTTATCATTAAATAATTGCTCGTTAAGTATTGCGGCGTTTTTGGTTAAATCAGCCTTTCCTTTTTCCTCGGCTTTTACTTTTTCAGAGCTTGATTTTGTATCAATCTTATCGCCCTTAGATTTACTATTTACTTTTTTACGCTCGGCTTTATCTTCCTCATCAATGCGCTTCAATCTTTCAACAGAATCAGCCGCGTATTGTTCGCGCTTAATTGTTGCAAGCTCTTGTTCTAACATGAATTTTGCTAATATCGCTTCTTTTTCAGATTCTAATCTATTTATTTCAGCATCGTGTGCAACATCTCTAGCATCGGTTTCAGCAACTATAGCATCGAGTTTAGCTTGCGCCCCCTCGACATCACTATCAATACCAACAAAGTTCAAACCCTCTTGAACTAACAAATTAGCCTCAGCAAGTGAAATTTTTATAGAGTCTAGTATATCAAGGAAAATCTCCTTGATAGCTTTACCTGCTATTACAAAATTAATTGGTAAGGTTAAAGCGAAGTCCAACCACAAAGCACCCAATGAGCTTATAAGCTCGCCGCCGTCCTCTGTGAAGTCGTCAAAGATACTAATGTTATCACCCATGGCAACCGCCCACGAGTCCGTAAAAGCATCATAAAAAGAGTTTAATCTATCCGTAAAAGAACCACTGGCGAACTCGTCACCAATGATTTTTAAACCCTCTTGAGTTGACTCAATCATGCCGTTTATCTGGTCGGCATATTCAACGCTGAATTTACCCATTGTACCGTCAAACGTTTCACCCAACTGCTTAAAGCTTGTTGATAACTCACCAAGCTTTTCAATATCTGTTTCACTTAATACAACAGCAGTTTCCCTAAAATCATTCTTAAGGTCTTTTAATACCTTGCCGCCGTCTTTTAGTAGTGGGATTAATTTAGTTGTATCTGAAGCCATACCCTCAAGGGCGAAACTCATATCATCAGCGCCAACACCTGCTGATTCCATTTGAGACACCATTGCTTGTAATATATCCGGCCCAGCTAAACCTTTAAACGATTGCGCCGCTTCGAGTGTTTGCTCTTTTGTGTAACCCATGGCATCGCCAAAGTCCTCAAAGCCACCACCACCCATAGTTAGAAACTGGCCTATTTTTTCATTAGTATCTTTGCTTATGTCGCCAAGTTTTTCTAAGTCAATCCCAACACTTTGAGTCGCACTTGCCCACGCCTGAGTATCCTCAACAGACATACGCATTAAATCAGAATTGTTTTTTATTTCTTTTGAGTATTTGGCGGAAGCTAATGCCGCTGCTGTGACCGCACCTTTAAAAGCTAAAAAACCTATTGCAGCTTTTTTAGCGAGTCCCGCCGTAACACCTAAACCTTTACCAACGCCACTGGCTACCTTTGAAAAACTAAGTAAGCTTTTATCTGTTTTCTTGACGGTAGTATCAAGTTTATCAAGTGCCGTTTCCGACCTTTTTAATCTGGCATCTAGCTCGGAGGTTTTAGCATTGAGCTTGATTATTAATTCTTCAGTAGCCATTTTTCTGTAGCCCCGTTTAATTTTCTTTTAAATTTAAGGAGATGACTCAAATCAGTAGTGGTTTGATCTTCAGTATCAACAAGATTTATTATATCAACAAAATCCAAACGCCAAGACTCACTAGGGCTAATCTTTAAATCCTTAACGCAAAGCTTGAAGTAAAACCAATAATCGAAATCAGGGAAAACAACTTCTTTATCTATTGAGCCGATAAATCCGCTTTTTTTTTACAAAATTCTTTTAGGTTTTTTTGCTGATAACTGTCAACGTCAAGAGCAATCAAAACCATTACCATTACCCATGGTAGGCATTTATCACTATCATCCTCGAGAGGTCTACCCTCAACCATTGCCATTGCGTCTTGAATTTCTTCAAGTGAAACACAAGAATTTTCTTGTATAAACAAAGCGTGTAACAATTCCGAAGCCGTTAAAAAATCACATACACCCGTTAAAACCTCTAGACGTTCAAAGGATTGTAGACCCTCTGAACTTCTAAAAGCTGTTAAATACTTCAGGAGTGTATTCCATAAATCAAGCCCCGTAACATCCTTAAACTGCTTTTTGGCAGCTAAGGACATTTTAAACGGGTACTCTATAAAGCAAAGTGTTTGCTTCATTATGGAGCGGTTGCTGTTACAGTACCACTAGATGAAAAAGTGATTGTGGTAACTGTTGCTGCACCATGCGGTAGAGCATCACTCATCGCGTGAGGTGTGAACTTCGCAGTATATGCGGCACCGTCAGGATAGGTTACTGTGTAGTCGTCCTGAGTACCAGTCAACGCATCAGCGCGAACTTGTCTGTAAACCGTGTCACTATTGTATGTTAGTGAGCCAGATAGCACTAACTGCTTACCTGATAAATGACCGTCAAGTAATGTAATGTAATCACCAAATGATTTATTACTAATATCAATAGGGTCCCCGCCAAATGTAGCAGTGAACTCACCTTGACCAACAATATCAGCCGCGCCTTTTTGTACAATTATCGTAGTACCGTTATTTTCACCAGCCATCTTTAAATCCTCTCACTAAATGTTAAATAATTAATTGATATGTCGCGTTGATACCATGCTTCTGATTCTGAACCGCTGTTCACATCTGAGTTAAGGATATCAACCTTTTGTCCATTATACACTAAACTAGTGTTATACGTAAATGCGGATAAAATATTGTCGATTGCTTGCAATTCGCTATCGTCATAATCAAATCTATTAATATCTATAAACACACTGACTTGGAATATTCCGCGCTGCTCATCACTTGAGGCGCTTGTTTTTCCCATGCTATTGGTTGATGTTGGCAAGAAATACGCCGCATACCATAAGCTTTTATTTGACGGGTCAAACTTTTTATTTTCTAGCGCCAAATCATTGACACTAACCGCCGTTAACAATTGAGTTAACAACGCCTTTTTAACTTTTAAATAACTCATAATTTACGAACCTCGTTTGCCATATCAGCTAAGGATTCTCTAACCCAACCCATAGGCGCTTGAATACTAAAGCCGTTCTTTGTTTTCTTTGTGCCAGGTTGACTATAACCGCCATACTCCAGTACCCCTATATAGGGCAAATTGTTTGTAAAATATACGTCTTTGTTTAAAACCCTTTTGGGTATTTTACTCAATTCTTTAAAGCTAGCGCCACCACTCACCATACTAGTACTTGAGCTTGGCATTTGAGTTGTTAAAAACCAATTGTTTCTGGCTCTACCGGTATCCACTGGAGTTAGCTTTATAACATTTTTTAAGCCATTGAAATAAATACCCTTTACGCCGTCATTTAATTGATTATAAATGTCAACGTTAAGGGCTTTTTTAACTCTACCTAAACCCTGCATTGGCATTACTTAACCCTTAATTGAGTTTTGTATAGTAGATTATCTGAGGTGGGAGAAACAGGCGCAACGCTTATCGCTATATATTTCGTAGTGCCTTGCTTAATAGTTGCACCCGTTGGAATAAATACAACGTTATCGGTAATTAATAATCTATCACCGGCTTGAATATTAGCGCCAATAAGATTTACATCATAACTAGTGAATATGGCGTTGACTAGCTCAACATCAGTTTCAGTTGGAGCAACAGGGTTAATAGGGTCGCTACTTCCGCCAGAATTAACAACAAGAAAAACCTCATCAACATCAGCAGACCCAACCTTACCAACGGCTTTGGCTAGTCCTGCTTTTATCTTAGCTTGTATTGCTGCTGAACTCATGTTCTAACTAATTTGGTTGCGTCATTTAAAAGAGGTCTTAACTTCGCATTAACTCTGTCAAGTCTGACCCTAACGCTTGAACCACCTTTGTGATAGCTCTCAGAATATGCGCCGTCAACACTAAAGCTTGCTAGGTTTGATTCTTCTGAGTTAATCAACAAAGTACCAGTATGAGAATAGGCCGCCGCTTCGAATTGTGATTGCTTTAGCTCTTTTGGTATCTTATCAGATGCTAATAAATACCCGTACAATAAAACATTGAAACGCGGAAAAGATAATGATTGTGTAGAGCTTGCGCGAGTACCTTGCATTGATAATTCAGCGCCGTCTAGGTAATCCATAGCACTTAGCAATTCAACCTCACGCTTGGCAGCATTAGCCCCAACCGTCAAACCTTTTAAAGTTGCATAGGCTGTATATTCCGCGTCTGTGACATACGAGTTAGCATCAACAACTTGCGACCCATCTTCAATAATTAGTGCCATTGGTCAACCTTACTTTTTAGGCTTTTTTTCAGATTTAACTTCTACCAATACACCTGTATCGATTAGAGATTGCGCTATATCTTTGTCGCATTCAGATACGCCATGCAAATCAAATTCTAAACCGTAAACTCT